CCATTCTTCTGTTCTTTGTTCCATACAATCCCTTTCAATGGATTTTTTTATCCGCATGAATCTGCTGTAAGCAGTCATTCAGAAACTTTACCATAATCTCTGAAACTTCTAAAGATAAATCTGACCCCTCAATCTCAATAGAAAAATGAAATGGAGATACCTCGGTAATAGTCATTACTGCCTCAGATACTGGTTCAGACATATTTTGATCGGCTCATAGCCTCTGCTATAAAACACCGATTCTCCCCTTTCATTTTCTTTTGGTACTCATCACTACAATCATCACAGACTGTAACTCTCTCTCCTGATCCCCTTCTGTAATACTGCCATTTCTTGTAATCTAATCTGGAATGAAAGCATACTGGATACCAATCATTCGTCATCGGCTGGAGGTTCTTGGGGGTCTCTGCGAATAAGCTGTGTATCAACTCCATCATTTTCAAACTGCCTCTGATATGCGAGAGACAAGGCATCAATGGCTGCATCCCAACCTGCTGCAAAGAAATGCTCGCAGATCATAGACTGCCCTGTAGGAATATCTACTTCCTTTAGGGTTCTATAGAAAGCCTCCATACAATGCTTGTTTCTCATTTTATTAATTCCTCAATCCAAGAAGTTGCTAATTCCCAAGACACCTTTATTATCGCAAAAGGTAACAAAATGTAAACACCTATCTCTACTAGGACTTTTGCCATTTTTTCCATTGCACCACTCCTGGTAGTTCGGGAATATCTACATCATCCAATGTCTTTAACGACAAGGCACGAAAATCTGTCCATTTCTTTTGATACTTTGCTTGCTCACTTGCAGGTACATAGCCATAGACTTTGCGCCACCGAATTGTAATATCTGTAGAGCTAGGGGTATAAATATAATCACCATCGTCTAAAGCTCTTGCTACTTGCCTTGCTTTTTCAAAAAACTTATTTGCCATATTTTCTCTCCGACTCTCGTTTTAAACAATGTTCGCACTTCCATCTCATTACAGGGCGAACCCGACTGCCTACTGCTACCAGCTTAAAACCAGTTTTTGGTCTATCAGCCTGACAAGAACTACACCACTTTTTTTCCATCCCATTCTTCCTTCATATAACCATATTCCGAAACATCTACTACGGCTGTGAGCTTTAAACATACATCGCATAGGTCTATCCATGATCTGTGGTTCTCCGAACTCTTTAGTGGATGTGTACCCCAAGCCTTACCGCACTCAAAGCACACATTGTCTGGCTGCTCATCAGCTAGTCTCACTCAGTTCTGCCTTCCGCTTTTCTTTGGCATCGTTTACCTTCTTTAGAGCCTCTTTGTCTTTTGCAACTTCTTTGTACGCAGAGGCAAAGTTTGCTTTTAGTTCTACAAGATCGGTAGACTTAACAATCTTTTCTACAAGGCTTGTAGAGTCTATTTCAACATCATCCCATAAATCTTCCCCGACATAAAGAGATAAACCAAGACCATGTAGAGCAATGGCTTTAGCCAGGCATCTCTGCATAGCGGTATTAACAGCAAACGCATCTGGGTTAGGTACTGCCTTATTGCGATAGTCCATGACAGGTAGCTGCGAGGTCATCGATTTACCAAACGCATTGACTGTGCAGAACACCATTACAGTCTCACCAAACAATACAGGCTGACCATATGACCAAGTAGCTTGTGGGTCATGTTGTAGCAATGTATCCACCGCCCATGCCCAAGAAAGGTAGCTTAGTCCATTCTTCTTGTCAATTTTGTCAGATACATCTACATTACGCAGTTCTAAATATTTACTCATACATACCCCCTATAAAAGTTCATCTTCAATATGATCGTGAACTAAAAAATAAACTGCACGACCAAAGTTATGCCAATCACCTTTCTCTGCGTACTGGCGATACAACTCCCACTTCTCAGCACCCTTCTTACTTTCTACTGCTTTACCAAGATACTCTACAAAGTTATCTACATCAAGCACATCGCAGTCAGCACCCTTCTTCATATGGTTTTCCCACAAATACTCTTGCTCACTAAAAGCTGGTCTGCTCTCAAAGTCAGGCATAAAGTTATCTTTCATGACACACCCCCTGTTTTCCAAACATACACAAACATCGCTGGTGCAAGCATAAGGATAGCTGCCACAGCACCCCAAAATATATCTTTCCACTCACCTTTAAAGTCTTTCATAATTCCCTTTCAAGAAATAAGCAACATTGCTTATGTAGAACTATACAGATATTTGTAGAATAATTACTAGGTACTTTCCCTAATATGTAGATTTATCTGTATTAGGTGTAGAATCAATGTTCTACAAAAGGAGAAGATATGGATACTGTTGCGAAAACCCAACACTTTGACAAATTACTAGAGGTATTCGGTAGTTTTAAGGATATAGCCGATAAGTTGAGCATGAAGTATGTAACTGTCTATGCCTGGTCAATGCGGAACAGCATCCCCAAGAAACACCACCAAGCCATCATAGAGGCATCTGAGGGCAAGATAACAGCAGAAGATTTTGCCTAACTACAATCAGCGTACAAAGGCTCTATACGAGTCTCAGGGATATAAATGCGAAGTGGTCGAGTCCTACAATTCCTTTACAAAACGAAAAAAAGATATGTTTGGCATCTTAGACATGGTGGCTATTGGAAACGGAGAGTCTTTAGGCATACAAATGACATCCAAAAGCAATATGTCATCCAGAATTAAGAAGATTCAAGAAAGCGAATATCTCCCTGAGCTTATTAGGTCTAAGTGGAGAATTATCGTTATTGGCTGGTTTAAGAAACCAAATGGGAGGTACGACTTTAAAGAATTTGAGTTTTAGTTTATAATTACATTAGCAGATTGATACCTGTATAGTTTTAACCCATGCCTAGACCCTATAGGGTAGCTTTGAGCATTTAGTAAATACTGGCATGGGAATTTACTAAGTGGTATCAACTTAGAGCTACCTTATGGGGTTTTTCTATTTCTGCTCGCACTCCAGGCGAAACATAGTGCTTATATCGGCAGCGTGGAAAAAAAGATAGGCTCACTACTAAGATGGCAAGCCTCGCAGACTTAAATGGGTACTGCACAAATTTGTAGATCAAGGGTGATATATAAGTCTACAAATGATTGAACATTAACTTAGGTAGGACTAGTCTAGTACAGATGGGTCAGGTTGATAATGCTTATCACCTAAAGTAGAGTATTGTCTAAAACTTGTGTAATATAAACAACACCTAATGGTATTTAAAGTAACAAATATGTTAAGTTATAGGGAAAGGGGAAAAAAATGATTATCAAATCTGAGTTCTGGTATATTCTACAAAAGCAAATTGAAGCAAGAAAGAAAAAATGATCTTGGTAAAATGGCTTGGCACAATACTCTGTCTTATAGGGATTGGGCTTACCTCTGTCAATATCTATCCTGCAAACATATTCCTCAGTTTGATTGGTAGTGGACTGTGGACTATTGCAGGTATATACCAAAGGGATATACCACTAGTTTTAGTAGAATCAACAGCAGTAGTTATGTACTTTTTTGGATGTGTTTTATACATCTCTTACGAACTTTCTAAATGGTTTTAATATGTATTGGAATCATAGAGTGGTAGACTTTTCAGAAGAAAACAATGGAGAGCCTTGGGTCGAGGTATGCGAAGTCTTTTACAATAAGAACCATGAGCCTTATCTGTACACAGCTAGAGGTGTTGGTGTCATGGGAGAAGATATAAAGGAAGTAAAGCAGAGCTTATTTAGAATGTTAGATTGCTTGGATAAGCCAGTTCTTATGAAAGCAGATTTTAATAAAAGCATAAAGGTGTGGATGGATGAAGATACAAGTCAAGATTCTTAAAGAACTACCAGATGGATCGGCAGAGGTCGAACTTAAGATGGATAAGGCAGGGCATAAGTTTATTATGCAAGCAGGGTTTACAGCAGTAATGGAAAGAGCAATAAACGAAAGGAAAAGGGATGAGGTTCGAGAACTTTTGGCAGCAATACCCCAAAAAGGTTGGAAAGCTAACAGCAAAAAGATCGTGGGAAAAACTAAGTCTAGACAACCAACAAAAGGCACTAGAGGCAATAGTAGAGCATCGTAAGTATTGGTCAGCAAAGGGTACTGATTGGGAGTTTATCCCTCATGCCTCTACTTGGCTAAACCAAGAGAGGTTCGAGGATGTGCTTGTAATCGAGCAGAAAGAGAACAAGCGACCACCCTTACCTTGGTATGCAAGCGATGAACTTACTTTAGTCAAGGGCAGAGAGTTAGGATTAAACCCATATGCAGGAGAAACTTTTGCCCAATTTAGAGCCAGACTTTCGGCTAAGATCGGCAGTACGGCAACTCTGTAAGTGGAGAGCAGCTTGGGGTCTGACTAAATGGAGAAAGTATTTATCAGACCATACGATAGATAAAGACCTATTAATCCTCTACGGGGAACAATGGTCTAAAGGGAATAAAGGGGAATGGGGAAAATGGATATAGAACCAACAAAAGCAGTAGAGTACATAATGAAGTATTCAGGAGATTTTAGTAAAGCCAAGGCAAACAGAATCTACTTAGAAAACTTCCTAAAGTCTAAACGCAGTATTCTCATGTCTAAGTCATCGGCTAAGTCTGTCGCAGCAGCCGAGGTAGATGCCTATGCTGACCCAGAGTATATTGGGCTACTAGAGGGCTTAAAAGAGGCTGTGGAGTGCGAGGAAAAGATTAAGTGGATGCTGACCGCAGCACAACTGAAAGTCGAAATATGGCGCAGTCTAGAGGCTACTAATCGGTCTGTAGATAATCATGCTCGATAGCGATGTTGTCTACATCTGGGCATTGATTGTGTTTCTCATAGTTTACATTTCGATACGGATTGGTACACAATAGTGGACTCTACAAACTACAACTTACACCTTAAAAGGTATAACGAGATGCTAAAGACAGCACACCATTTATCTCAGTTGCTTAAGAAAACAAGAGAAGAAAACGAATACCTAAGAAAATGTATAGAAACAAAAAACTCCTAGAACTTGCTAGACTATTACCATGTCAACATTGTGGGATAGAAGATGGAACTGTCGTGGCTGCACATTCCAACCAGCTCAGAGATGGAAAAGGTCGTGGACTTAAGGCATCCGATTTTCGCATTGCAAGCCTCTGTTTTCGCTGCCATGCGGAAGCCGATACATCTAGCACACTATCGAAAGACGCAAGGATTGAGATGTGGGAACAGGCGCACCGAGCAACCATTGGTGAACTTTTTGAACGAGGACTTGTTGTAGTTAAGTCATAACTCCAAGGGATCAAACCCTAAAGACTCTGCTACTAACTTAGCTCTGTATCTAAAAGTCTTATCGTGTTTAGTCCAGGCACAGGTAGAAGTGTTCCACCTACTAGCGTGAATCATTTCGTGAGCCATACTGCGGATACAGGTCTCAATGAAGCCATTTCTAGCTGCTGATATTGTGATTATGTGTTCGTGTTTATCAGCACCATCATCGTACAAATAAGTAGCCATGGTGTCTGGGTCAAAGTCCACGATAAACTTTATCTGCTCTGCAAGAGGCATATCCCACTTGTCGAAAGGCTCACACACCACAAGCATATTGTAGATATTCTTTAGAATAGTGGAGGTCAATTTCATACCTTTAGAATTTCTCCTCGGAACTCTACCTCATCCTCACCGCAGACTTGGATCATCTCTGGCATAAGCATCTTGCCTCGTTCCCAAGACAGCATTACAAAACCAGACCGCCAATCTTTAGGAGAATCCTCGGTATAGTCTGCAAACTGCATATTATTGGGTTCGGCTAATGTGCCTGTCTGTACTCCCCAAATTGTTTTAGCATAGCCTGAAATGGGCTGACAGGCTAATACATGGGTATGCCCTGTGATGATATTTGTTTGGGCTGCTGTAGCGTTGTTATAGCCTGCGTAACGACCACCTTTAAACCTGTGTTTAATTACAGTATCATCATTAACCCAAAACGACCAACAATTTTCCCATAAAGGAAAGTGGTCTTTTAGTTGGAATCCTTCTACACCCTCAAACTGACTAGCGTGTGCAGCAAGCAATGTTTCAAATCGAGCATCGTGATTCCCTAGACACCAAATAAGCCTAGACCCTGCTGGTCTGATCTTTTCTATCTCGCCTAAGTAGAGCTTGTTGGCTTCCAGTTCTTCTTGGACAGTAGGTTTCTTATCCCAACCAATCCTAGGAAAACGACTAATAGAACCGCCATCAAAGGAATCACCATTATTAACAATAATCGTTGGCTTAAAATACTCAATAAATTTAAGCAAAGCCTTATAAGCTGTAGTAGTATCATCAGGATAAAAATGGGCATCGCTAAAAACAATAATACGACCTTTATCAAGTGCTGTACCCCTTCTAACTGAAATTGGTGCTTGTTCTATTCTGTTTTCGTTTTTTGCTTTTAGCCTAGCAATGCGTTCTTCTTTTTGTTTTTTATTGTGGTCATCTTTTGGGTTTATTAGAGTTTCTAACTTAATCCCTAACCGAACTTCTACAGACCTTCTTCTATTCATTACACCTCTAGGACTCATTTTTATCTCATTTGCCATCAACATCGGACTAGGAAACTGTTTCCATTTGTCGGCAAACTCTTGGTCATCTAAGTAATATCCGTATTGATTTTTCATATATAGTTGAAACCATTAAGAAAATAGTTACAATTATATAGTTAATTAAACACAGGAATGTGAATGACACTTGATGACCGCTTACGAAACTGGGCTTGGTATGTCTCTGGATCAGTTATTCCACAGCCAGACTCCACCTGTCGATCATTTGAAAAGAACTACATTCCCGAACTTGGCAACCTCTACGCACCAGAAGAACCACACTACGAACCTGACAACCGAGATGGTGAGTTAATAGAAGATGCAATTAAGGGTTTACCCTTAGAACTCAGAAAGATACTAAAGGCTCGGTATGTGAGCCATCCCTATGCTAGTCAGAATCAACTAGCCCACCACCTAAGAATATCTACAAAACGATTCGAGACAGACCTACACAATGCTAAAAAGCGACTGCAAGACCAACTCGACAAGAAAGCCAAATCTAAAGACTATGCGGATCTGCTCAAGGTGTCAGGAGAAAAAGACAACCGAGAATGGGATTTTCGAGATATACAATCATGGGATTAATGAAAGATTCGTCTGTGAGAAATGTACCAATCGCAATAGCCACCAAAAACGCTAAATGCCTCCCTGTGCTGTTGGCAAGCATAGACCAGTATGTGCCACAGGATGTAGTCGTTTTTGTCTCTGGTAGCGATCTAAGCCTTCCTAGGCATAGGACTATTAATATACGGAATGAAGGTCATAATTTTGGGGAGTCATATAACCAAGTAGTCCATTGTGCCTACTCTATGTTTGATGAGGTAATCGTAGCCAACGATGACATAGTGTTAACCCCTAGTTCTTATTGTCTACTTTTAAAAGATGTAGAACTTCTGCCAGAGGACACTGGATGGGTGTCGGCTAAGTCGGACTATGTTCGTGGCTACCAAAACATCCGAGAGTTCAAGAAAAGGGAAGGAATCCGATATGTAGAAGAAAGGAAAATAATTCCTACAGATATTATTTCTCCCCTATTCGGGTATATACATAAGGATAAATGGGTAGATTACAAGCCTATCAACTGGTTCTCGGATGACATCCAATGCTTACAAATAAGGGCTAATGGGTATAAAAACTATGTCAGTCGGTCTTATGTACATCATGTCGGCAGCCAAACTATCGGCATGGATCATGGCAAGAACCATCGAGAGGCAGAGCAATGGATTAAAGAAAATATGCCAGAACTGCATAAACAATGGTTTTCTTTACAAAATTAGAAAATACTTGTATAATTTTCTTGGGTAATTGCACCCAAAAAATAGTGATTCTTCTTCCATAGCCCTGTAACTAGGGCTATTTTTTTAGGTGAGATATGAAAGAAAAAGGTATGTCGATAATGATCGGGCTGCTAGGCAAAGAGCCTAAGATGGCTGAAAAGTCAGAAGGCGGTCTACTAGAGTCGGATACCGAGTCTTGCCCACTATCTACAGTTGATGCCGATATAAACAAGGGCAACAAGAAGAAAGCCATTTTGACCGCCAATTATGGGGCGCGCAAAGATGGCGAGGGCAAGTGCAAAGCCTGCGAATACTATATGCAAGGCGAAGAAATGACCAAGTGCGGAGTAGGTAAGGGCATGGGTCATTGTGCTATATTTGACTTTGTATGTGCTGATGAGAATGGCTGCCAAGCATGGGAAGCCAAAGGATCGGAAGAAGAAATGGAGATGGAAGATGAAGAATAGTCTTTACGGGAATATCGCAGCAAAGAGAAAGCGCATAGCCGAAGGGTCAGGCGAGAAGATGCGTAAGCCAGGCACAGCAGGCGCGCCTACTGCCAAGGCATTTAAACAGGCAGCTAAAACAGCAAAGCCAATGAAAGCTAAAAAATGATGACTAAGGCACAGAAGAAGATTGGCAAAGTAATGGGTGAGTACAAAGAAGGAACTCTACATTTTGGCAAGTCTAAGAAAGTAGTTAAGAACCCTAAACAAGCTATGGCTATTGCTATGTCAGAAGCTGGTAAGTCTGCTCGATACAAAAAGTGAAGATTAGAGAAGCTGCAGGAGTCCTAGAACGGATTGGTGTAGCAGGGTATAACAAACCCAAAAAGACACCTAGCCACCCCACTAAAAGCCATGTAGTCGTGGCAAAAGAGGGAGATAAGGTAAAGACCATCCGTTTTGGTCAACAAGGAATGACAGGTAGCCCACCAAGAGAAGGTGAGTCGGCAGCAGACAAAGCAAGAAGAAAGTCATTTAAGGCAAGACACGCAAGCAACATCGCTAAAGGCAAGATGAGTGCAGCGTATTGGGCAGATAAGGTTAAGTGGTAAATGCATCCTACTGCAATGCAATCAGTTACAGCGTTCTTCCAAACTTATGCAAGTGAATTTGTAAACCCTACAATTGTAGAAATAGGTTCTCAAAATGTTAATGGAAGCATAAGAGATGTAGCACCACCAAGCAACTATGTAGGGTTAGATTTTCAAGAAGCAAAAGGTGTAGATATTGTGCTAGAGGATGCTTATACATTCCCTCTGCCAGATAACTATGCAGATATTATTGTTACAAGTTCTTGTTTTGAGCATTCAGAAATGTTTTGGCTAACATTTGTAGAAGCACTAAGAATACTTAAACCAAGAGGATTGTTCTACATTAACGCACCATCGGTAGGTGATTATCATGCCTTTCCTGTAGACTGCTGGAGATTTTATCCAGATGCAGCAGGGGCATTAAAGACTTGGGCAAAGCGAAATGGGTACGATATTACTGTAGACTATACTACTGTGATGGAAGGTTATTGGAAAGACTTTATTGTTGTTTACAGAAAAAACTCTTAATCTAGGTAGCGGAAAAGACTTCCGAGAGGACTGTCTAAACGCAGACATACAGGAAAGTAAAAAACCTGATTGGGTGCTAGATATTTCTAACATCCATTGGGGAGTAACAATCTATACCCGATTTGGTAACTTAGAAGTAAGAAGGGGAATGTTTGACAAGATCATCGCTAACGATGTCTTAGAGCATATCCCAGACTTAGTAAAGGCAATGACAAACTGCAAGGATCTACTTGTAGAAGGTGGAGAGTTCCATATCCATGTGCCATACGATCTAAGCCTAGGAGCTTGGCAAGACCCAACCCATGTCAGAGCATTTAACGAAAACAGTTGGCTCTATTACACAGATTGGCATTGGTATCTAGGGTGGAAAGATAAGTTTGTTGTAAAAGAACTACAGTTTGTTAAAAGCAAACTAGCAGAAGAAATGAATATATCAGACCAAATGCTAACAATCCTACCTAGGATGGTAGATAGCATGAAGGTTGTACTCGTAAAAGGATAGATATGGCATCTTTGATAGACAAACGAAATCCATTAATGGACATCGTAAACTCTATTGCTAGAGGTGCGCCACAAGCAGTTACAGGATTTGTAGATTTGGCTGCATTGCCATTTACTTTATCTGGATTGTTAGAACCAAAAAATGTTGTAGGATCTACAGAATATCTTACTGCTAGGGGTTTATTGCCAAGACCATCACAAAGTCTTTTAGGGCAATCTACAGAAGCAATATCTGGTGGATTAATTCCTATAACTCCAAGTGCTGTAAGAGCAGCACAACAAGGAATAGAAAGCGTTACTCCTGCAATCAATAGGCAGTATGAGCAAGTTCGCAGACAGTTTGCAAATCCTGTCTTTAATACAGAAGTAGCAGTTACAAATCCTGCATTACTTCAAAATGTAAATTTAAACAATCCTGCTCCAATGGCATCATCACAAGGAGCATGGCAAGGGTCTCAAGGGTTTGAAGCAAATCCTGTATTTATGCAAGAATTACCAGCAGGAAAAGGTAATGTTAAAGATCAAGATTATATGAAATATATAGCACAAACATCTGAAAATTTAACTCAAGATGCTAATGCTGTTGCAAGGTTTGTTCCATTTTTGTTAAATGACACAATTCGTTCAAACGCTGCAATCATAAAAAATGTAACACCAGAACAGTTGAAGAAATTAGGAGAATCTGGTTTGACCAATGAAATGGTAATTGCAGCTAGACCAGGCAATAAAGCGTTAGTTATGGGTTTTAATGATGAGCCAGGACAAGTGCCACAGTTACTTAAAAAAATTAAAGAAATTGTGCCAGATGTTAAATTTGAAACTGGTATATCAAAGCAAGATGTAGACCGAATCTACATGGTTAGAAATCCAGATGAATTTGGAACTCCAACCTATGCAGATTTTGGTGCTACTCCAAGACCATCAGGATTGCTTGATACGCTGGATGAAAGATTGAGGCAAGAAAGTTATTGATAAATCGTTATTCATAACATTTTGTTTATCGTTTAAAAAACTATCAATAATCTTTTTCTTTCC